TCGTCGTTAAAAGCGTACTTTGCCTACGGTTTGAAAGAAGCCGGTTCCGATATTTTTGTCCCGATTAAAGAGGGAATGAAACTTGCGGAGGAACTGATTCAGGCGGAGGGATACTCTAAGGTGTGCGGTCTGGTTATCAACATTTTGGAGCGTGACTGCCCTTTTTTCTTCCGAGCAGATTAATCGATTTTGAATATCTGAGCCGCGAGCCTGACCCGGCCTACGACAAATTAGCGGAGCCATTTCGTAAAGAAATGGACTTCGCTTTTTTTGTTGCAAATTTTGGGTATTCGAGAACCGACTATGATGCGCTCACCAGAAAAGAAAAAATGTTCATCTATAAAGCTTGGGAAAACAAGCTTGTTGCGGACAGCACGCATTTATATAATGCGGTTTTTACCGCCGTATATAACGCAACCCGGCAAAAAAGAAAAAGAGCGCTGAAGCTATGGCGAAAAAACAAGGTAAAAAAGGCCAATGCGGAAACGGTTTCTGAAAATTTAGAAATCGTTAGAGAAGTGGAAGCCAATGAGGGAAAAAGCTGGATAGATAAAATTTATCAGGCCAACGGATTAAAAAAGCCTGGAAAGGCGGTGAAAAATGGCTGATTATACTCTTTCTGCAAAAATAACAGGAGATGCGACCGGATTCGACAGAGCGATCAAGGACGCTGAAAAAAGCGCCGGGAATTTTCAAAAAACCATAGGTGACATGGGAAAAAAGCTTTCAAGCGCAGGGAAGTCGCTTCAATCCGCAGGCAAAAAAATAACAATGGCTACTACAGCTTTTGCGGGAATCGCGGCAATAGGTGTAAAGTACAATGCAACGATGGAGACCTACGCCACGTCGTTTGAGGTAATGACAGGATCGGCGGAAAAAGCGGCTGAGGTAGTAGATGAATTAAAAGATATTGCTGCTTCCACACCTTTTGAAATGCCGGAACTTGCGGAAACAACACAGCTTTTAATGAACTACGGATTCACCGCAGACGATGCGCTGGACAAAATGCAGATGCTGGGAGATATTTCTCAAGGCTCAGCTGAAAAAATGAATCGAATTGCGACCGCCTACGGTCAAATGTCTTCCGCCGGCAAAGTGTCTTTGGAAGATGTAAAGCAAATGATCGAAGCTGGATTCAACCCGTTGCAGGAAATAAGCGAATCCACCGGAGAAAGCATGGAAAGCCTTTATGACCGCATCAGTGCAGGAACGATTTCTGTCGATGAAATAACCGCCTCTATGCAAAGATCTACATCAGAGGGCGGGAGATACTTTCAGTCTATGGAAAAGCAGAGCCTGACGTTTAGTGGACAGATGTCTACTTTAAAAGATAATGTACAAGGGCTTTTAGGAAATGTTACGTCTGGTATATTTGAAAAATTGGCACAAGATGTTTTGCCAAAAATAAATGAAGTGCTTACTACGGTCAACACAGCTTTTGAAGAAGGCGGATTTCAAGGCGTGCTTGACGCAATAGGAGAAATGTCGCCGGCGCTCGACGGCGTGATAACCAAGATCCAATCTTTTTCCACGTTCCTGCAAAATCTTGGAATCAGCCCAGCGGCGTTTGCTGGGATTGTAGCGGCGATAGGGCCAGCGATTACAGTAGTAGGGACGCTGGTGCGGGGAATAGGCGGAATTTCCACGGCAATAAGTGGAATTTCCACAGCGGTATCTGGGCTTGGCGGAATTAAAGGTATATTTACCGCTCTTACCGGGCCGGTAGGCCTTACGGTAACTGCGATCATGGGATTAGTCGCGGCTTTCAGCTACTTAATGGCCACAAACGATGGATTTAGAGAATCTGTCATGACCACGATTTCGACTATCATGTCTTCCTTGCAGCCAATTCTTCAAACATTAATGGGCTTGCTGATGGAAATCGGCGGAATTATTTTTGAGACAATTGGAAGTGTTTTGCAGCAACTTGCGCCAGTGTTGGCTCAAATTATAACCTTTATCGGGGAACTAGTCGCCATGCTGGCACCCTTGATTAACCAATTGATTAGTTCGCTCGCTCCTGTGATTACTCAGATTGTACAGGTGGTATCGAATATTATTCAGTCTTTAATGCCACCACTGATTTCCATTATTCAGGCTATTATGAGCGCAGTTCAAGCGTTAATGCCTCCTATTCAAAAGATTATTACCGTCGTTGTGAATGTGATTTCCAAGGTGATGGAGGTAATTTCTCCTATTATTTCTTTCATCGGTGAAGTCATTGGTAAAATAGTGGAGATCATTTCTCCTATTATTGAAGTTGTAGTTGGGATCGTCTCGAAGATCGTAGAGTTTATTTCTCCTCTGATCGATGTATTCGCGACTATTTTTGGAGCTATTTTCGATGTCGTAGGGGCTGTTTTCGGCGCTATTTGGGACGTAATCAGCGGAGTGTTCAGCGGAATTGAAAGCGCCTGGAACGGTCTTACGGGATTTGTCGGAGGCATTGTTGACGGTATTGGATCAGCGTTTAACGCGTTGGTAGACGGTGTTAAATCCGTGATTAATGGAGTGATATGGGCGATCAACGGCGCTATTTGGGTAATCAATTTGATCCCGGGCGTAAATATCGGTGAGATCCCGTATCTGGCGCACGGAACCGACAATTGGCAAGGCGGATTCGCATATATGAACGAGGGCGGACGTGGTGAATTAACATATCTTCCCAACGGATCACAGGTTATTCCTCACGATATTTCCGTACAGTATGCGAAAGAAGCCGCGAGAGCAAACGCCAGCGCGGAACCGGTAGACCTAACGGGGATTCTGGAGGGGCTGGTTATCCAGGTTGTTAATAACACGACGGTCGATGGGACGCCGTTAAAAGAAATGGCAGCGGAATATACCATAAAAAGGATAGGCGGTCAGCAAAGAGCGGTACAAAGAGCAAGGGGGTTTGCCTAATGGTTCAATGCAGTCTTGACAGATTCGAAATTGTCTATAACGGGGCCTCTGGGGCATCGTACGGCGTGTTTTTACCGGACTATCCCGAAATTTCCCAACCAGAAAAACGCTATGAAACCTTTTCGGTACCCGGCAGAGATGGAGATCTGATTTCCGACGACAACAGCATAGGAAATATTACTGTGAAATGCACTTTTGCCGTAATAGACAAGCTTTTTCAAAAAAGAATAAGAGATATTAAGAGGTGGTTGAGGGGAACCGGAAAGCTGAGCTTTTCGGATTCCCTTGAAACCTTTTATGAGGTTCTTATAATTGACTACAACGAACTGGAGAGAGAATTAAGAAAATACGGTCAGTTCTCCGTGACTTTTACCTGTTACCCTTATGAGTTTTTAAAAAGTGGGCAAAAGACTTTTTCAACGATAAGCTTTAACCCATATGACCTTTGTAAGCCAATTTATAAAATTGTCGGAGAAGGTAACTACACGCTCACAGTAAACGGGAAAACAATTACGGCAAATGTAGGGCAAAATTTAACGATAGACAGCCGCAATATGATAGCGTATCGGGAAGACGGTACTTTAATGAATACCGCTATCTCGGGAAGGTATGAAGATTTATGGCTTCCTCATGGAGACACAAGCATTTCTATATCGGGGGGACAGCTTTCGATTATTCCGCAATGGGGGTATAAACCTTGATTCAAATTTATAACCCGGATAATACAAATTTTTCTCATAACGGCGATATGACGCTTTTCCCAACAAAGTGCGATTTGAAAACGGTTCTAAATGGTTCCTGGCAGATGGAGCTTGAACACCCAATCGATGATTTAGGCAGATGGAAATATATCATTGAAGAATCCGTAATAAAAGCTCCAAGCTTTAACGGCGACCAGCTTTTCAGAGTAAAAGAGAAAGAAAAGTCTGATTCCGGAGTTTCCGCAACGCTGGAGCCGATTTTTATGGACGCAATGAACGACTGCTTTTTAGTTGATGTACGCCCCACGGAGAAAACCGGCCAGCAGGCGCTCGATCTTATGACGGCCCCAAACAGCAAGTATTCCGGTGAATCTAACATAACAAAAAAAGCGACTGCCTATTATCAATTTAAAAACTTAATTGAGGCAATCAACGGCGGCGAGGATAATTCTTTTATCAGTCGCTGGGGTGGAGAAATCCTTTTCGATAACTTTAGAATTCATATTGATGAATCTATCGGGACAGATAAAGGGATCGAGCTTTTATATGGAAAAAATATTCCGGCGGACGGATTGACGGAAAGCGTTGATACCCGAGAAGTTGTAACGCGTATTTATCCTAAAGCATATAACGGATACACTATAACAAATAATGGGTATGTAGACAGCGATCTGATTAATAATTATCCAATTATAAAAGCTGCCGTTATGTCGTTTGAAGACGTTAAGATGCGCGCCGATGCCAGTGAGGACGATGAAGAAAACGGAGTGACTATTTGCGATACGCAGGCAGAGCTAGACGCAGCTTTAACTCAGAAGTGTAAAGATCAATTCGCGTCTGGATTGGATAAACCCCAAATATCCATTTCTGCCGATATGGTATTACTGCAAAATACCGTACAGTATAAGGACTTTTCTGTTTTGGAATCCGTATCTTTAGGAGACACCATTCACTGTAAACACTACAAACTCGGGATTGAAACAGAAGCCCGAGTGATAGAACTTACTTATGATTGTTTAAAAGAAAAAGTTTCTTCCGTTGTCCTTGGAAGCTCTGAGTATAATTATTTTGACAATGTAACGTCTTCTGTAAATAAGATAGATAATGTTGTAAGACCTGACGGAAGTCTGATAGCGGAACAGATCAAGGGCTTTATTGACGGAACCTACAGCCAGCTTAGAGTTCAAAACAGCATTGCAAAAAAGCAAGATGTCAGAGCTATTCTATTTGAGGATCTAGACCCGGACAGCCCAACCTTTGGCGCACTGGGAATCGGTACCCAGGGAATACAGATTTCAAAAGAAAGAAATGCTCAAAACACAGACTGGGTGTGGACAACTTCAATGACGTTTGCCGGAATTATTGCAAACACCGTCGTAACTGGAAAAATTTCTTCTAAAACCGGGGCTGTATATTTTGACCTGGACGCGAACGACGGAAAAGGCGAGCTTGCTTCTTCCGTACTGAAAGGCGTCGATGAGGGAATAACCACAACAGCAAGGATTGGCTCTGGAAATTGGGCCGGAGGAGAACCGTACCAGGGCTTCCGGATTTCTTATCCCGGTGGAAACTCCGGGTTGTTGCTTATAACAATCGATGGGATCAG